CAGCAGCAAGACTTGCACCTCCAGGAGTAACCACAGGTACTGCACCTAAAAGCATATTTCTCAACTTTGTACTAAATCTAATAGCCATTTTGAAACCTCCTATCTTACTTTATTCTTGTAACAAAGCATACATATATTTATTATAAACAACAGAACTTCCATAATTAGCAGAAGGTAGCACTAATTTCTTAGTGGTAAGATTAGCAGCATTACCCCCACCCATTCCAGCCCAAATACCATCACTACCAGTCCAAGATACAACCTTACCAGGAATACCCTTTCCAAGGACACTTCCGTTAAAAGTAGTATCTGTACCTTCTACAGGAATCCCTGTTGTTATATTCTTAAGCATAAACTCCTGAGGTCCCATTCCTTGAAGTAAATCAACTCCTTCATCTGACCCTATATAGATTCCATCTTCAACTGCTCTTATAAACCTTAAAGGTCTTGAAAACATAAAGAAGTTCTTTGATAAGTCAAACCAAGAGTACGCAAAAGGTTCTGAGTACCACAGGGTATTGTCTTTAGCTATATACATTCTACCACTAAAGACCTCTAACAACTTACCCACAGGAGGACTTGAGAACTTATGTATATTAGCATATCCTGTATAAGTCCCTGCTATCCAAGGGTAGGATACTCCTCCCACAACAAAGCCATTCTCATAACCATTAGTGTAGTATATAATTCCTCCTACACTAACATATCTCATCTTTGCATTAACAGTAAGACCACTTCGTAAGCCTGTCTTAGTGTAATCTTTATTCAGTTGGTATAAATCATCGTCCGCTACGAAGAGACATACTACCCCATCTGAATACAAAGAATGACAATCTGCAAGGATAGTCTTAAGCAAGAATCCTTCTCTCATCCTAAGATCCCCTGAAGCCCCAATCTTAACATTAACCCCTCTTACAAGGTCACCTACTCCAGATTGAGGATTATACTCAACCCTGGCAGGGTCTACTACATTATTCAATCCTGTAGTGCCTGTAAAAATAGGTAGTCTTTTAAAAGCCATCCTTTCTCCTAAACATCCCAGATAGAATGAGAAACATTAGATCTTCTTTGTGAAATCCACTTATTCAACTGAGCAATACTTTGTTGAACCTTTCCTTCGTAAAACATCGTATTAGTTTTATCTCCTGTTATACCTTCTTCAATAACACTATATGCTAAAGCACAAGCCTTATTAACAAGAATTCCTCTGTGAAGATAAGTTGGTAGACAAGAAGGAGTATCATTATCATTAACCAAAATATCGGGGTCTTCTCTGTAGACTATGTACAAAGTAGTAGCAGTAGCAGGAATTGACTGGTACCAAAGTGTACTATTCTCAATAGCTACCTCAGTAACGGAACCCACATCAGCTAATGCTGGATGAAGTCTCAAAAGTTCTTGAATTCCTCCATCAATAATTTGAATCTCTCCGTCAGAATCCCCTACATAAATTAGTCTACCATTGAATCCTGTGGGCATTGATAACCAAGCCTGTGAAACAACAGTATTAACAGTTGAATACTTCTTTAGAGAAGGAAGAGTATATTCAGCCGTTACCCAAGATAAAGCCTCATTGATATAATCTGGAAGGCTAAGTAATATATTAGGATTGGCATCCTTGATTTCTGTTTTTACTTCTCTAACCATTTCTCCAAAAGTCATTTTAGATACTCCCTTTATCTTGTATTACATTAAGACAAGCAAACTCACCAAAATATTTTAAAGCAGCGTCATTATATGCCGTTGCTGCATCTGTTTCATCTTTAAATGTTCCAAGACAAACAGTTTTTCTGTTAAGACATATCTGAGCAGTATAACCCATTCTGTTTCCGATATAAGAAACTCCTTTATACTTTCTACCATAACCCATCATATTCTGGTTATTTTGACTCTGAGTACAGTTTCTTAAGTTGTGTTTCTGATTATTAAGTCCGTCATGGTCTTTGTGATCTACTTGCAATTCTTTAGGTGTTTTCATAATCTCTCTATGCATAGATACAACAGTTTTACCGTTATGACGAAAGGCATAAAAAGTATTTTTTCTCTTTTTAATAGTATACCACTTCCATTGACTAAGATGCTCATAATCCTCGTCATCAACCAAAGCAACCTTTCCTTGTGTTAACTTAATCTCTTTCATACTCACCTCTTCAGTATCCCTTTTTATAAAACTGGGAGGAAGCTGGCAAGGTTTACCAGTTTTCAAGTGCGACTCTATCCCCCCAGAAACGTCAATTTTTGACATTTAATCTTACCTCTAAACCAACTTACTAATCAACATATGGACTCTGCCTGTACCAGCCGCTATAGTTCCTGTGTTGGTCATGGTTACATACACTGCAGGAACAGTCGCTGCTGCCCCCACAATCAAGCTGCCTGAGGCTGAAAGGAACTGCCATGCTGCTATAGCAATCAGCCAATCAGACTTATGAGCCGTAGCCGAGAAATAATACCCCGCTGTTCCTACTGTAATATCCGTCTGCTTAATGAACTCATCAGCATCTACAATGCTAACAGCTCCTCCGGTAGTAACAGCATCTGTTGCCAGGGTACAGCTTCCTACATCAATCAATGTGCTGGATGTAAAGGTATCAATAACCTGGAAGCATACCTGCAGCACCAAGGTATTCTCATCCACTGTAGGAAACGAAAAAACCACAGCCTGTTTATCCTCACAGTCAGCTCCTACAAGCAAACCCGAGCTTATCCAGTAGGGATTACTAAGTACCGTAGTTCTTAAATCTGTTCTCCTGTAATCAATAATAGCCATAATGCCACCCCCTACTTTCCAGGCACATTACAAATAAGCATATGCAACCTGTATGTTCCTGTAAGGATGGTACCCGCGTCTGTACAATGAATCCAGACGCACGGGGTAGTAGAAGCAGCCCCCACAATGAGGGATGAGCCTGCAGTAAACTGCCAAGCAGCAATAGCTGTAAGCCATGTGCTTGTATTACTTGTAGTGGGATAACTGATGGCTCCTGCTGTGAGAGTAATATCCTCATGCAGTATATAGTCATCATCATTGCTATAAGTAATATTATCCCCTGTAACCGCTGCATCTGTTGCAATAGTCCCGTAGCCTACATGGATAAGAGGAGTAGTTCCTGTAACTGCTACCACAACCTCAAAGGCTACCCCGAGGACAAGAGTATTTTTACCTGCTGTAGGAAAGGAGAATACCAAGGCTCCTTTGTCCTCATTAGCAGTCCCGACAACCAAACCTGATGTAATCCAATAAGGATTCTCAAGCACGTTAGTTCTTAAATCAGTTCTTCTGTAATCTACACAAGCAATTGTGGACATATTAAATCTCCTTACGTAATGATTGAGTATTTGACAAACACTTCGTAGACCCCGACAGTAGTAGCACTGTTATACTCAAAAGTGAAAGTAATTATTCCACTTGCGGCATTGAAGTACTTACCACTATGTGTCGTCAGTGTATCGTCTTGGGCTCGTTTCAGCCCTGCCACAGTAACCTTTGCAACTTCATCAGTAATGAAGCCATTAGTTACTGCTGTTTCCCCGTTGCCAGCCCAACCTACAGATGCTACTGGAGGACCAGCTACTGCTGCAGTCACGACATTAAGCCAGACAGCTTCGACAAATGCGTATTTAGGAACGTTGATTAAGTAATATGTATCGTCATCAGGAGAAACAAGTCGTCTGCTTTTAGCCATATAGACATTTTCAGAGATTGCATTTGACATTTTATAAGTAGCCATCATAACCTCCTTTTATGCCAGTGCTGTAGCATAAGATCTTCCAGTGATAACTCCGAAATCCACGGACTGGAAGTTTGTCTTTTTCATACCGAAGATACCACCACCTCTGATCATTACATACCTCTTTGCATCCTTTTCATAGGGTACAAAGGCCATAGTTGTGCTCTTGCTTTCGCCTGCTCCGCCCCATGCGAATACAGCTGCCTGGGCACCAAGAAGAATGTTGTTGTAGACATAAGGGTTAGTTGAGGATTTTCTAATCCTCTCACTCTTAGAAACAAGCATCCCGTTGTACTCAAACTCTACATTGGCTATAGCAAGTTTCCCTGCAGCCTTCTGAAGGTCTCCCCACTGCCCGGCGTTCATGTTCTGTCTTAATCTATCAAAGACATAGTTATGAAGGATTACCCTGAAATATTTCTTCCCACCCATTACAAGGGGTCTTACCTTATAACAGTTTGTTCCGGTAGGAACTTCTGCAAGCTGTTTCATCCTATCCAGAAACGTGAGGTCAAGCAAATCTGCTGCGGTCATAGTAGCATCCGAGACTACATCGTTTACTCTTAGAAGGTGATTTGTGTCCGGAGCCACACAAGCCTGGGCAAAGGTTTTACCAGCTATCTGATAAGAGGCATCCCCGCAAAGAGTAGCGAACATATAATCAGACAACTTATCCGTCCACCAATCCTGCAAAGCATTCTTGCCTTCTTCCATCAAGTTCCAAGGAACCCTCTGCTCATCCATTCTGCCACCAGTATCCACAGCATGGTTAAGCTCTTCGATCGTCGTGGAGAAGTTCTTGAAGATAAGCTTCTCTTCATTCCCTTCAACTGTATCCGTACCAACAACACCTTCGCCAGTGAGAGGAAGTCTGATACCAAAGGTAATAGTATCCCCTTCTCCCTTAGCAAGCTCTGTCTTCAACTGGACAATAGCATTGCTATCAGTCCCGATGACTTCATTGAACTCTATGGCTTTAAGAATTATGCGAAATAATTCTTTAGACCATTTCTTCCTTGTAAGAGAATCATTTGTTAAGAAAATCACATCATGTGCCATATCTATACTCCTTCTTTATTTACTTTAATTGATTCTTCAAGTACTTCTGATACACATCTGCAGGGACTTTATCCAACTCCTCTTCAGACATAGCATCAATCTTAGCAGCAGTCCACCCAGAGGATGAACCCGAAGAACCACCTGCTGGTATATCTTGTAAGCTTGAAGCAATCTTCACAGCAGTAAGGTCTTCTTTCTTTTCCTCCTTTTTAGGAGGAGCCTCAACCTGCTTAAACTTAGGATGAAATTTCTTAATCTGTTCATACATGAACTTATAAGGATTCCGCATGCTCCAGATTTCACCTTCAATCCCTTTAATGACTTCATCAAGCTTCCCGCCCTGCTTATCAACAACCACCTTAGCCATAGCCTCAACCATGTCATCGAAGTGAGACTGAGAAACAACTTGATCTACATCTTCGAATTTAGGATTAACCCTCATTATCTCTAAGATATCCTCAAGTTGCTCATTTCTCTTTACAAGTAATGATTGCGCTTCCTTCTGCTTCTCAATGTCCTCAGGAGCAATGATATTAGCCTCCTGCAACTTTTTGTTAATCTCCTCGTTTGCTCTGCTCAGGGTATCCAGCTGCCTTTTCTGGTCTCTCGCAATCTGCCTCAGCTCTATTAATTCAGAATCATCTGGAGGAGGAGTATCCTCTTTTTTAACTTCTACTTCTTTTTCTTTCCCACTTGAATCGGTGGGGGCTGTCCCTTCTTTTCCTTTTTCTTCTTCTTTGCCATCTTCTTGACCTCCTTCTGATATGCCAAATTCTGGCTCATCTTTCTCAGAAGCCTCAGACGACCCAGTTGACCCGGCTACTCCCAGGTCTACGACTGTATTGTCCTTCTGCACCTCTTCTAATACTGGCATAAATCCTCCTAAGCTTTTGTTTTTGTTGGTCTTGCTGTTTCTTTATTTTTAGACTTCTCTATATCAGCATCTACTTTCATCTTAGTCTTATCTAAATCCATCCCCTCTTTGATAAGCAACAATTCCTTCTCCCGTTCAAAAGCAGCTTCTTCTGCCTGTGCCTGAGCCTGTTGCTGTTCCTGCTGATAAGCAGCTACTTGATTCCTTGCAGACACAGGAAGGTCTGAGTATTCCATGATTAACTGAGGAGGGATAGAGCCTGGATTATTCTGTGCAAACTCTGTAAGCATCTGAGCAATAGCCATTCTCATAGTAGTATTCTCAACAGCTTCATCCATTACAAAGTCATACTCTCCTGCAGTAATGTCATTAAACCCTGGCATTTGAGGATTGGTCTGAGTATTAACTTGCATAAGTTGAACACCCTCCTGTCCCTCAATCCTAATCATTTCTTCCTGAGTCATATATTGCTGAATCATGTCAACCAAGAATCTTGCAGCCTGAAGCCTACTATCTCTAAAGTTTTCAAACAAGACATGAAGGACTGCAATCCCAGTCTCTTGCCTCATCCTTACCGTGATGCCAGGTTCCCTTGAAGAGGTCTGGATTCCTAATAATGAATCCTGAACTCCAGAAGTATCTTTTATATCCTGTTCGAAGGTGGAGTCTAACTGAGAATAAATGGGATTAATCTGTGGCTGCTGAGAAAATTTTACTTTCTCCAAAGCATTAGGATTTACAACCAATCTATAATTAGGCTCCGAAGACCTTGCATCATACTCGTCTTCATTAGCAATAGCTCCTACCTCATGAATCAGTATTCCTTTCGGGGAAGTATTGAGCATATGAAGAAGCTGTCTCCGCATCTGATTCCTTCCCTTCTGCGGGTCTTTCATCATCTCTATAACAGAGAACCACTTGTTCTCATCTTCGTCTTTATAAGCTCCGAAGAGGATATAAGGGAAATTCTTAGACTTATAAGGAGACTCTCCCTGTTCTATTATCTGAGAACCAGAGAAGATGGCATAGAATATCTTCTTAGACATTCTCATAACAGCCTTTATTTCCCCCTCAAAGGGTATAACCTGGCCTTCTTGATTAGGGATACCCTGAGCAAGGGCTTGTTTGAATCTCCTGAATTGAACGGGGGAAGCGTTCTCTACCTTCCCAGTCAAAGGATTAACAAACCAGACTACCTTAGAGTACTTTCTATACCAGCATTCTGTGACCCTATACTTATCCGTAACCGCATCATAGAATGAAGGAACTTCTGTTCCTGAGGAAGGACTTTGTGACACCGTAGAGGTCTCTATTCCTGGGAAGAGAGCCTTCAAGTCTTCTTTGGAAAACCACTTGTCTACGAATATATATCTTGCATCTGATAAGTCATACTCTTTAGAAAGAGGATCAAGGAACACATCCCTTCCTGGAATCCTCTTGCACTTAATCTCAGGCTTGAAGGGATTCTCTCCTCCAATCCAGTAGTGCATAAAGGATCTGCCTGCTTTTACTGTATGCTCAAAGCATTCATTTTCTACTCTTTTTGAGCGGGTCTTGAGTCTATAATGCTTATAAGCCCCGTTCATAATATCTGTCAATGCTTGGTCTTCAGTCCCTACAGGGAAGAGATAGGGTGTTCTGTTTCCTTGGGCTGCTAAGCCACAAAGCATATTTATCTTAGGAAGTATAGTATTATACACCAGAGCAGGTCTCTTCTGCTCAGCCAGCTTTTCTAAAACCTCAGAAGAATCCTGCTTCCCAGCATAGAAGTCATAGCTCTCAGAAGCCTCAGTTCTCCAGTTGGATTCACTTGGAGCAGCCTCTGCTTCGTGGAGCCATTCAAAGAGTTGGTTTATAAGCACAACATCTGCAGAAGTACCATCTGCTGTTCCTGCTTGAGAAGAACCCATAGCGTTGTCTATGTGATTAGCATCTGTCATTGTGGCCTCGCAGTTTTAGAAGCTTTTTTCTTCTTAGAAGGCTTCCAGTCCTTGTCTACATCATTAAGCAAGGCTTTAAGCTGCTTAGCCTTATCTGCATCACTCTTCATTCCATACCCCAGAAACGTCAATTTTTGACATTTTAAGTATACATCCAAGCTTCAGATCGGGCATTATTATTATACTTACTCCCACTCTTCTGCCTCCATCTATCCCATCTCTTCTCAGATTCCTTCTTCCCATCCTTTTTCTTAAAAAGCTGAGTAGATATATTATAAAAGTACTCAGTTAAGCACAAAGCATCAGCTATATTAGGGGAAGCCTTGCCCCTGCTACGCAGGTCTTTCTTAGACTCTACTACAAAACCCCCATGAGCGTTGAAGGAATAAGTAGGGATAGACAGTTCATTAGCAAGCTCCTGTCCCATAGAGATAATCTCTCCTGGCTTTTTAACAACAGGAAAGCTATACACACCCTTCATACATTTCTCTCTTACTCTAAGCCATAGCTCGTCCCTAAGCCTGTTATACTTAGTCAAATCTGAGGACTGATTAGCTACATTCACCCCAAAGAGATTAGGAAGACGCTGCTTATACAACCAATCAGTTACCCCTGCACCTACTCCTATCTCATCTACAGCAGCTCCGGAAGCATCCATTTCTTGATAATTATTAAGAATAAATCCCCCAAGTGAGATAGTGTTCATCCCTTGGAAAGACTCCCAAGGCATAATTTGTAATCCTTTTCTTGGCAGGATAATACTGAAATCATCCCCATATCTTGCTACATCTACTCCAAGATAAAGAGGCTCATCTTCTGCTACAGAAATCTCATTCCCTACACAAGCCTCACTCCAGGAGAGTGGGATTAAGACTGTCTCATCTTCCAGAGGAGGATTTCCTTCTACCCTTACTCGGAATACGTTAGAAGTAACCCCATATTTACGCTCGAAGTATTCACACATCTCCGGAGTAACATTAGAAGACTTCCTTGAGTCCCAATGAAGAGTAGTCCAATCTTTTTTTATTTCAGGATGAAACTGGGTGTCATGGAAATAGCCAGTGTTCTTGGTCGGGTTTCCTATAAGAAGGACTCTATTATCCTCCTGTGTCAAGGCACCTTCTAAGGGAATAAACGTGGGGTCTGTTATACCAGAAGCTTCATCACATACTATCAAAAGGTGATCTGCGTGCAAGCCTGCAAGAGTCTCAGCCTGCTCTTCCTTAGAAGCCTTAACAGAAGGAGAGATGGCTCTACACCACCATTCTTTTGAGTTCTCTTTATTATACATCTTATCTTTTTGAAGTACAAAATGATCTGCTATTGCGGATTGTCTAAGCCATTTAGAAAGCTCACTCCAAAGAATATCCCCGAGCTGCCTTGCTGTGGGGGCTGTACAGGCGACCTTGCCCATAGGTCTTGTAGCCATGAACCATAGTATAATCCAAGAAGCAAAGGCATCCTTGCCTGTATTTCTTGTAACAGTAAAGTCTCCAAGTACATATAAGTGGTTCTTATCTACTTCAAAACCATAATAAGTATCTTCTTTAAGAGGAATAACATCAAACCCAAAATGGAGTTTTTCTCTTTGCTTCTTTACATCTAATCCTACCTGAGATTGCTTCCTTTTTATCTGAACAGGTATCTGTTCTGTGTTTCTTGTAAGTCCTACAATGTAATAAGTATTCCACTTCTTTTCATTCTTCCAAGTCCATGATTTTTCAACTCTTTTAATAGTAGCATGTATTCCACAAGACTGGGCAATAAATACTATATCCTCTGCTATATCTTGCCTCTTCTGCGTTATCTCATATCTTAAAGAAGTACCCTTACCATGATCAGCCCATCCATCTGTGTCTATTATTCCTGCTAAAAGTTGAAGTCTTTTCTCTTTAGAATTAAAAATATACTCAGGAGGTATTCTCTTATTTCCAATCAAATTATAGTGCTCAAGAGCAGTCATAAAAGGATTAGGTAAATTAAGTTTCCTAAGTATATCCCCTCTTCTAAGTCTGTATAACTTTGTTCCTACCTCATATTCAGTCATCTCAAGACCGTTTGCCTGAGCATATAATTGCCACATACCAATAACTTCTTTATCTATGTTAGTAAGTTCTGCTTTTGTATGAGTTCCATCTCCAAGCCATAATCCCATTATATAAGCTGGAAGCGCTAAAGGAACATCTTCATAATCTATAGATACTTTATATCCTGCAAATCTTCCTTTTAAGGAAGGTCTATCTTTAATCATCTTAAGATAATCTCTAACAGATATTTCTAACTTATCTCCACTGTTAAATTCACTTTTACTTCCAGTACAGACAATACATAATTTATGACTTTCATTAACGTCATAATAAGTACCGTCATGATACTTAATTCTATACATCATTTCTCTGCCAGAATAGAGTTCAAGTACTTCTCTGGGAGTACCATCATCTCCCATGATTTCTTCACCAACTTTTATATCTTGTACAAGCTTTAATCCTGCAGGATACATATGGATAGGAGTATTAATAGCATGACAACCGTGACCAGAGCGTATGGACATCCTCTTTGTTTTGGGAAAAAGAGCTAATGCTTCAGCTTGCTGGTCAGATGGCTTGGCTTGGATACATTCAGTAACAAAAAGGAGGGGAGATGATTTCCATTCCTCTATTTTCTTAAGAAGTCTTGAGTCAAGTTCTGCCATTAGTATGAGTTCTCTCTTGGAGGAGATGCTATCTTGTCCCGCCCTATTAACGCTGCCATTAAGGATGCAAGCATGGTTGATTTTATAACCTTTGATTTCTTGTCATCAAAGATTACGTAATTGTAATAGTCTCCCTTACCTGTATCTCCTTTATATTTATTACCATCTATTCCAATAGAAGATAAGAATTCAGATGCTTGCTTATCTCCTCCAAACTGTTTAGAAATCTCTCTATACATATCTCCACCAGTAAAATTTCCTCCGGCATACCTTGAAGTAAAGTCTACGTCATACTTAGGCCACCTTTCTCGAAGTACTTCATTATAATCTTTTAATGCTCCACCAATCTTCATTGCCATGTCTTTCTGCAAAGGTTCATCCCAAGGAATAAATTGCATATCTTCTGGGATGGAGATTTCATGAAGGAACTTAGGAGCTTCACGTCTTAGTGGTTCAGAAGAATTTAACAACCTATCATAGAATCCAATCCTTTCTTTCATATAATTATATGAATCTGGATGCATAGTGTCTTTATGATTTCTTATCCACTGCTCATCTCTTGCTTTATATTCTGCAACCATAGCATTTCTTTCTTCTGCAGGAATATTAGTTATGACAGCATCAAGGTCAGTATGTATAAGTGAAGGTCTTATCTCCTCATCTCCAAGATAGAATCTTCCTTTTTTGCCTCCTGTTATCTCAGCATAGTGTTTGCCTACAGATTCAGATTCAGTAATGTAATGTCCCCATCCCTGAGACATCCCTCCAGTACCTTTCCTTGCAAACTCAGCAGTATTAAACTCCTTCAAAGGAGAAGCATTTCCATGAAAGTATTTTTTAGCAACAGTTCCTGGAATACCTTCCTTAGCAACATTCTCTTTTAACTGAGTCATCATTCCCATATTCTAAACAACCTCATCCTCAAGAACATCCTCGAACTCAGCATCCTCAGCATCTATAGGGGGATTCCCAGGTTCTATTCCTCGGGCAAGAGCTCTTTCTCTTCTCTCCACTTCCAAGAGGTAAGCCAGTAAGCCTCCCTCTACTTTACCTACTTCAGCAGGGTCAGTATCAGGTTCCTTTTCACGGAGAATCTTATAGGCTTTAACAAGCTCCCCAAGAGGGGCTTCTGTAATCTTTTCTTCTGTTATAGAGTCTAAGATAAGGGCAGTGAGCTCTGTCACCCTCAAAGCTCTGATGGTCTTGAAATCCTGCAGAAGACCTTCTTTGCTCTTCAGTTGAGCAATCCTCATCCTCAAGGTAGGGATGGAGACTCCTAAAGTAGAAGCTCCATCTTTAAGATTCATACCTGATTCCATGAAATCAAAGAGGGCTTCGGAGTCTATTTCAGATGTAGGTCTTCCCAAGTTATATAGTCCTATTCATAATGTTCTATTAATGTTATACCATAAGTTTAGGGAAATGTCAAGCACTTAGAAAGAAAACATTGATAGTTTTCTTTGTACCTTCTACCCCGTGAAATTCTACTGGGGTGGGTGGGCATTGAGCTACTGTACTAAAATCAATCCAATCTTTAACATCCTCTTTAGTACAACTTATAGCTGTTGGGACAGCAATCTCCTGCACACGGGGCCCGGCTTGGGGGGGAGGGGGAAAAGGTTGGGACAAAGATTGTGGGAGCCCTGATGCTTAGTTGGTAGGAATTGTGCTCACTGGCAGGAACTATGCTCGCGGGGCCCGGATAAGCAAAATTTCGCGGGGGACATATAAGGCTGTACTCCTACTAAGAAATGTCAAATTTTGACTTTTATACTTGAAATTATGCTCCCAGTAGAGGGATTATTTTTTACTTGTCTGTAAAAAAGCACAAGTCTTAACACGCATGGGAGGGGGTATGGGGCTCGGTGGGGGGAGGGGTTGATACAGGGAACAAAATACTGAATAAAATGGGAGGGATTGACATTGAGAGGGCATTGTGTTATACTGTGTTTGTCAATGGGAATGAATGAAACAATCCCTGGCATTGAAAACATGGGAACACCATGTGAGCAAGTATCAAATGGACGGCTTGAAACGTAGCCACCTTGTCAAGGGATAACATACGGATGTATACGGCTATCCTGACAAGACCAGAGATGCGTATGGATAATTGAATATTGAGATTATAAAAAACCCTGACATTGTATTTTTGCAAGTGAAAATAAATAAAATAAATAATGGAGGATACAATGTCAGAAGAAAAAATAAGAAAAAATGCAGCATGGAGTTTTGATGCGAAAACATCTGTCTTAATAGTTGACTTACCAAGTGGTAAATTTTGGCAGGTTAATCTTTCAGAAGCCTTCGATTGTTTCAAAGAGATGGATGAAAGGGAAAAGAAGATTTTCCAGTATGGTATCAGGCAGTATCTGAGTGATGATACTGCAGCATCAAAAGAGAATAAATTCTCGGATGATGACAAGATGAGGATATTTAACCAATCCCTCAAGGATATGATTGATGGGACCTACTGGAAGAGGAGCGGAAAGGCAACTGAGAAAATCTCCAAGTACAAAACTGAAGTTGACGTCAAAGCCGCAGCGGAAGCTGTTGGTGTAAGCTTTGAGATTGCCAAGAAGTTGTTGGAATCACAGGGATTTGTTATCGTATAGTTTTCTTAAACAATGTCAGGGTTTTTAAAAAGAGCCAGCAGTTCCAGATTTTTGGAATTGCTGGTTTTTTTATGAAATTGAAATCAAATTGCAAATTGATATTGAATATTGTAATTAGTTAAGTGGCTCTATATATTCCAATATTCAATTGTCAATCCTTTTCAGTGTTTTTATTCTCAGTGTTT